GGCGGCAATACCAATAACTGCCAATGCTCCGGCTAGAGCAACCAATCCCTTAATGATGGCTTCCCAAGACATTGCCCCTAGCGCCAGCAGAACCGGCGTGAGGATTGCGAGGGCTCCAGCTACAATAATAAGGGCTGCTGCGCCAGGCAGGGCGGCAGTCATAAGCGCCATTGCGGCTGCAATGATAACGAGAGAGCCCGCCAACATGACCAAAGCCTTGCCGATTGCTTCCCATTCCATATCCCCCCACGCCTGAAGCACGGGAGTCACGACTTGAAGCGCGCCAGCAACAACAATAAGAGCAAGAGCTCCTGGAAGAGCACCAGCCATTGCGTACATGGCGGCGCCAATGAGAATAAGAGACCCAGCAAGAAGCGCAAGACCCTTGCCAATCTCTTCCCAACCCATACTGCCCATCTGCTTAAGCGCATCGGCAAGCATTCCAAGAGACGCTGCGACAATAAGAACCGCTGCTGCAGAAAGCACGGACGACGGTGGAATAAGCATAAGTGCGGCGCCAACAATTGCCAGGCTTCCGCCCAACGCAACTAGCCCACGGCCCATCTCTTCCCAAGATATAGTGGCAAAGTCCTTCAATGCGCTAGCGAGAATCTTAATGCCAGCAGCAAGAAGAATAAGACCCAGCCCTTGAAGAACTCCGCCCTTGTCGGCTGCCGCAAATTTGGTGAACAGAGCCAATGCCCCGAGAAGGGCCCCAACTCCAACCAGGCCGCGAGCCATTTCCTCCCAGCTCATACCGGAGCATTGGCAGTTATTGGTATTGCCGCCGCTCTGCTCACTCCCGTTATTCCGTCCATGATGGGTCTCGGCGTCTCTATTGCGCTTCTTGGAGCGGGTATGGCTCTTGCCGGCGTTGGGATCCTCGCGTTTGCGGCTGGTCTAGCGGCTCTTGGTGTTGCCGCAGCAGCCGGCGTAGCCGGTCTTAAGATCTTGGTTGTTGGCATTCTTGAGCTTATTCCAGAGATCATTGAGATCCTGGGCAAGATCATTGTCGGGCTTGCGAAAGCAATTACCGATGCTGGCCCAGCAGTTGTCGCGTCGATTGTCGCGGTGCTTGGGGCATTCTTGGATGCTATTGTCAAGTTGGCTCCGAAGGCGGGCCGAGCTCTTATGGCCATGATCACGCTTTTGTTGAACGTTCTTCAGCAGGCCATTCCTAAGATGGTTCGTGCGGGATTGAATATTGTTGTCGGGATTCTCAATGGTATTGCTGCTAATATTGGTCGAATTGTGACCGCAGCGACAAACATCATTGTGAATTTCCTTAACGGAATCGGCAAGAACCTTCCCCGAATCATCGACTCGGGCGTTAGGCTCATTATCTCCTTTGTCAACGGAATGGCTAAAGCTATTCGAAGCAACCAAACCGCTATGAACGAAGCTGGCCGAAATCTGGCCTCTGCAATTGTTGAGGGTATGGTTAGTGGAATTGGATCGGGAATTCGCGCAGTAACCACCGCAGCAAGGAACCTTGCTAAGTCTGCTCTCAACGCAGCAAAGAGTTTCTTGGGGATTAACTCCCCGTCAAAGGAATTCCAGAAGCTTGGGCAATATTCTGGGGATGGCTACGCGAAGGGTCTGGATGGAAGTAAAGACCAGATCAATGCCGCGGCCAAAACCATGCAGAATTTGATTTCAACGGCAATGCAAAACGCAGTTGCGGACGTCAAAGCTCTCGAAAAGAGACTTAAAACTCTCAAAAATGCTCGAAAGAAAGACACCGCGGCCATTCGAGAAACTGTTGCTGCTCTGGCCCAAGCACGAGCCGAAGTTAAAAGGACAACAAACGCTGGTAAGATTGCATCGACGTTTGGTGATGAAATTTCCAAACTGAACAAGCTTTCCGATCAAGCAAGCGCAATTGTTGAAAAGCTCAAAGAAGCTAACAAGGCCCTTGAAGAAGCAACAAAAACGCGAGACGATTATAACAAGAGCATTGCTGGGCAATTTGGCAATTTGGCGGATCCTGAAAAGGATACAAAACTTCCCGAGTACATCAAGAATCTCCAAAAGCAGATTGTCGACACCCAGATATTTACAGCGCAATTGCAAAAGTTGCGCGAAATGGGCCTCAACGATGATATGTACAAGGAGCTTCTGGCTAAGGGTATTGACGCCACGCCGTTTATTACACAAATTCTCAATGGCGGCCAAACCAGCGTTAACGAGCTCAATACTTTGAATTCTGCATTGCAAACGTCCGCGCAATCATTGGGTAGTTCGGCATCGACAGCTCTATATCAAGCCGGAGTTGATGCTGCAGCGGGTCTCGTGAAGGGTTTGGAGAATCAGCAAGCAGCTATCGAAGCACAGATGGACAAAATTGCGTTGAGTATGGTCGCTGCTATTAAACGAGCTTTGGGCATCAAGTCGCCGTCTCGAGAATTTATGGAGATTGGCGACTGGTCTATGAAGGGTTTGGCCCTCGGCCTTCAGAAGAACACCATGGTCGTCGAGGCTGCGGAAGACGTTGGTCATAACGCTATTGAAGCGATGCGCAAGACTATGAAGGACATGTCCAGCAAGGTTGGAGCCGAGGTTGATATTAACCCCGCGATCAAACCCGTTCTGGATCTCACCGACGTCAAGAAGGAGGCCGCCACGCTGGGGGCCATTCTCAAGACAGAACCGCTGAACGTCAGTTCGGCATATTCATCTGCTAAGAGCACGATGTCGGCAATCCAGGCAAGCGAACGCGCGCGCGAAGTTGCAAATGAGAATGCGGCATTTCTGCGCGACGAGCCTAAGGCTCCGGTCGTGTTCAATCAGAACAACTACTCACCGAAGGCTCTTCCGCCATCCGAGATCTATCGGAACACGAAGAGTCTCATATCCAAAGCGAAGGGAGCTCTGACAAGTACGCCGTCATGATCACCTTGATTGAAGCGCGTAACGCGCAGGGCACCCTCCTCAGCCTCCCCTTGGGCGACGCCAGTAATGGTTTTGCCCTTGGGGAGGTTGAGGGCTTGGACCCCGTCAAAGCAGAAATCGTCACATCTCCCTTTGCTAATTTGGATGGAGAGGATTTTCAGTCCAGCCGCCGTGGCCCTCGAGACGTAAAGATCGAAATTGGCCTTGAGCCGGATTTGGCATCCACACAAACCACGGTCAAGAAACTGAGGAACCGGCTTTACGAACACTTTATGACTCAATCCTGGGTCAATCTCAGCTTCACGGATGACGAAGGCGTTCGTGCTGATATTTCGGGGTATGTCGAGACCTGCGAAGCTCCTTTGTGGTCTAGAGAACCGCAGATGGATGTCGTTGTCCGATGCTTGAAGCCCGATTTTATCGACTCGGAGTCTACCACCATATTTCAGTCGACGGTCGAGACCGAAGACGAGTTTGTCATTGACTATGATGGAACGGTCAAGACTGGCGTTCGGTTTGTTTTTACTCTTCCTCGCGATGAGAACAACATTACCGTTTATTATCGACCGCCCGATGACACGTTGCGAACCCTTGATTTTCAGACGCCGCTACTCAACGGAGACCAACTGGTTATCAGCACAGTTCCTGGCGACAAGGGCGCTTGGGTTATTCGAGGCGGGTCGGAGACTTCTGTCTTGTATGGCGTAGCACCTCAAGCTGACTGGGTGTCGCTCCAGCCTGGAACTAACACTTTCCGGGTCTATGCGACGGGAACCCCAATTCCCTTCACCCTTGAGTATACCAAAAGGTACGGAGGCCTGTAATGGAGGTGTACGTTCTCGATAGTCTCCTCCGTCGCATCAAGGTCGTTGACCTGTATGAGTCGCTTATTTGGACCGAAAGGTTTAACCAAGAAGGCGATTTCCAAATCACGATTCGATCCACGCTGGAAAATCGGCGGTTGTTTGCGACTGGAACTATGTTGGCTATGTCGCATTCGTGGCGAGTCATGAAGGTCGAGACTGTCGAGAGCGCTACTGACTCCAGAGGGCAACGAATCCTAAACGTTTCGGGTTTGTCGCTGGAATCAATTCTTCGCGATCGAATCGCGATAGCTAGCTTGGGTTCTTTAATTTGGGAAATTGAGGATCAACCGGCCGACATTGCTCGTAAGATTTTTGATGACATTTGTCGTACAGGAATCGTCAGCACAGCTGACATCATTCCGTTTATTACGGCCGGCAGCTTCCTTCCCTTGGGGAACATTCCCGAACCCTTGGACCCAATCAAGGTTCCTCTGCTTCCGTCTACTGTTTATGACGCCATAAAGGCGATTTGCGACGTGTGGACGCTCGGTTTTCGCCTAGTTCGAAACTACGACAGCTCGGAACTCTACTTTGATATTTACGCCGGTTACGACCGGACGAGTGGGCAGAGCATCAACGCTCCGGTCATATTCTCTCCCGACCTCGACAACCTCGAAAATACGAAGGAGCTGACATCGATCGAGAGTTCGAAGAACGTTGCCTACGTGGTATCCCCAGCCGGATCTCTGGTTGTATATCCTCAAGATGTGCCTCCGGACACAACTGGATTCGATCGTCGCATCCTGTATGTCGACGCGAACGATATTACCGAGGAGAGTGTCGAGGACGTTGAGGTTGCTCTGACCCGAAGGGGTAAGGACGAGCTCGCGAACTATCGCGCCTTCCAAGCGTTTGACGGTGAGATCAGCCAATCGGGTCCTTATATTTACCAGAAGGACTACACGCTCGGCGACCTTGTCGAGATGCGCAATGTCGATGGCGTAATCAACCAAATGCGAGTGACCGAACAGATCTTTGTGTCGGATGCTCAGGGCATTCGCTCATATCCGACGCTTACGATGAACCAGTTCATCAACACTGGCTCCTGGCTGTCTTGGGAGTCGAACATGCGGTGGATCGACTATGACGCAGATCCCATTTCCTGGTCCGAACTACCCTAGTGAGGAGGTAAGACATGGCTGTAGGCGACCAAGCAGCAGCTGCCGGTTTCCTGCTTGTCCCCGACACCGGCGAAGAAGGCCGAGTTCGTTGGGGTGCACGAGAAATCAACCGCGCACGCGATTACGTTGCGCAGACCAAATCGCTTATCCCCGTCGGAAAGGCCGGGTATCGTTCGGCCGCGGGTATTTCGCATGGAACTGCTGAGCCCACTGGCGGTAATGACGGCGATATCTACTTCAAGATCATTCTGTAGGGGTAGGTATGGTTGACTTTAAGAAAGACACCGGTTCTAATGGTCAGATGATGATTCGAGACAACGGGACTACCGTTGAATTTTGGATCACAGCAAACAACGGAACAACGTATAACCACGCCATGCCTTGGGGTTGGACCGTTAACGGAACCACAGACAACTCAAACAGCTACGACTACAAAGCTGGAGCTTACTGGGAACGCCTTCGAGTATGGACGGTTTCGACCGATCAAACTGTTACGTTTCGTCTGTTTGATACAGGAACAAGTGGCCTTGGCGGGCCAACAACTTTGTCGGCGTTCATCAACCGAACAAGTGCTCCACCAAAACCTCCGCAATGGATAGTGGAGGTCATCGAGGCGACTAGCGTTATTGGCGACGTTGATGGGTATGGCAATGGCGGCCTTACAATTGACGATATTCAAGTTCGATACAGCACAAGCTCCACAGCTGCTTCGCCACTGTATGCAAACGAACCTGATGATCCGCCAAACGGGTACTTTGGAATTACCGGCTTGACAAAGGGCACAACCTATTATTTCTGGGTTAGAACACATAACTCAAAGCGTTGGAGTCCCTGGTCGGATCGATCTACAGCTAAGACGGACAGCGAACCCGCGGCTCCATCCAAGCCTGTTATTACTTCGAGCACCATGACTTCGATATCTTTGCAAACTGTTTGGGGACTATCAAACGGAGCCACCATTGTTGAGACCCAACTTGGATACGGTACGAACTCGGTAGGTCCGACAACCTATCAGTCCTTCCCCACAAATAGCAAAGTAATTACAGTTCCTGGGCTTCTAGCCGGGTATACGTACTATTTCTGGGCGAGAACCCGAAACGCCGTTGGATGGAGTCCATGGAGTCCAAGAGCCGACAACAGCGGAAGCGTTGTTCCTGGCGGTTGGTATTTCATGGACGATGGGTTCGGCAACATGATTCCTCGTCGAATTATCGCATACGTAAAGGTTGACGGCGAAGATGACGAGCTTCAACAAGGCGGCAATGTACATGGTGGTACCTTTCGATAGTTGTGGGTCTTCTCATAATATACCCTGTGATTTCTGCGACGTTGTGCCGAAAATTCCCCCCGGGCAAATTTTTAGACTCCATGTTTGGAGTAAGAAGTTGGCCGTTTCCCTTTCGGGTGTCGCCAAGACGTTTCCGTCTTCTTCTCATTACAGTCCATGCGATTTTTGCGAAACTGAGAGGCCCCGCAAGAGTGTTGAATTCTTACAGGGCCTCTCGGCTCGAGTTCTTGATGGATCAGCTGTTCACAGAAGCTTCTGCCAGATGGAAAGGGCTTTGGAGGTGACGACGTGCTTCTGCTCGTAGCCGACGATGATCGTAATTCCGACGATGCTGGCGATGATGGATGCCAACGTGTCCGCGCTTGGTCGATACGGCTCCTCCTTGGGATCGAGGGCTCGTAGCTTGTAAAGCTTGGTCAGGTTTTTTGCCATTGCGCTGTAGGCGTCGGTGTTTGGATCGACCGTCTGCATATCTGCGTGGAGTCTGTCGATAGCCTCTTCCAGCCCAGATTTCTGGGGCGGAGTCTTCGGGTTGAACATATGTTCTCCTTTCATAGGGGTCTCATTATAGGAGATGTGTATCTCGCGACCCTATGAAATCACTCCGGCTTTCCGACTCGGAGAGCAATCTGCTCCTGCTGCTTCAAACCCTCAGGCCCATCGTTGAGATCAAGCTGATAAGTAAGCTTGTCGTCCGTTTCGACGACATTCATGACGCCATCAAACTTCTCGTCACTCTTGTTGTAGGTGCTCGTCGCGACGGTAAGCACTACGCCAATGAAAGTCGCCAAGAGAAGTGTAGTCCCAGCCACCGCTTGAGGATTGGGAAGCCCCCAAAGAGCCGCAAGACCGACATATAGCGTGCCAAACGCCGGCAAGACAAGCTGATTGAACTTCTTTAGCTTGTCGTACGTCGAATTGCTTAGGAGTGGGTGCGTCTTCGGTGTGTCGTGCCTCGGGTCATAGTCAGTCATTGATGGGTTCCTTGTCTCGATGAATTTCTAGGTAATTGTGCTCGTAAAGCTTCCAGGTAAGGAAACCCGTCGCTCCAGCAATGAACAAATAGCTCGCGACCCCGACTGTCAGGCGAACCATGATGCTTTCCGGTGGCCAAAACATATAAAACGCGGTTAGTCCTACCGCATTCGCAAACGCGATGGCTTGGATCATCAACGCGCGGCCGAGCCAGGACTTGTACCATGGCGAAAAAGCGTACAAGACTGGAAACGCCAGCGTAAATATAGCGGCGAGAACAACACATACTCGTATCAGGATTAACATGTTATCGACGTTGAGCTTCATGTTTGTCCTCCAAGCATTATGGATTCGAGCCTTTCTCGAAAGTGGTTATGTTCTCTCATGATTCTGAGAGATCGTGATACGGCTCGTACTTCCGGGTTACGCGCCTCTATCTCATCAAAGTTCTTTGTAGCATCAACGAGTGCTCGTTCAGATTCCGTTGGACCCCTGCGACGGGTCGCGCTACGTTTCATCGTCCAAAGAGGTCGCATTACCCACTCCCCCCGCTTTGCGTACCGCCCCACTCTTTTGAAATACAGCACCCAAGAATGAATTACTCGTCTTGGCTAGTTCTAGAAGTTCAACAGTTTGAGCGCTTGACAGCTGTCGAGCTTCTCGTTCTTTCTCATATGCAGCCTTCCAATCCTCGGATTCTTTGCATTTTTGTTGATACGCCGCATTTGTCCAGAGCTTTCCTGTAAACAGCATCAAAACCAAAATGCTGACAATTGCAGGCGCGGAAAGCCCGACAACGGGTATTCCTTCTAGCATCATCCCGTTCCCTTCCACATTCCTGCAATTTTGACCATTGGAACTGCTACTCGCCAGACGCCGTCAACCTTTACGTATGCGATAATTCGACGAGGAATCATGTTGCCGAACCC